CCGCCTATTATTCCACACATATAACAAATTTACGAAACTTTTTTGATATTACCAAATCTATTTTATCGCCTCATTGATGGCATTTGCGTATGCCATCTTAGAAGTTAATCCTTGAAATCTTTCAACAACTATCCCATCCTTTTCAATTATTACTAACGGAATAGAAGTAACATTATATTGTTGTGCTTCTTCAGGCGAATTATCAACATCATATTCTATGAATGTTGCTTTACCTGCAAAATCATTTTTCAATCCTTCTAATACCGGTCCTAATGCTCTACAAGGACCACACCATACTGCTCCAAATTTTTTAACTACTAAGCTCATTTTTTTTTGTTTTATATTGTTCTATTAATTCTATATTTCCTTTTATGTGGTTTGGTTCATATGGACAATGGCGGCAGCCACTCCCACAGCAATAACCTCGTTCAATGTGATACTCAGGAGTGAAAACCACTTTACCATTTTCCAAATAATATAATTCTTTATCATTTTTCATTATTTTATTTCACATGCACCACCAGCACAAGCTAATTCACCACTTAAATCCGTAGTATCTTCCATCTCTACAATTTTACTTAAATCAACATCGTTTAATGTTTTCATAAGTTCATCATATTTTTCTTTAGTACAATCTTCAAAAGGTGCCTGAATGTAAGTACCGCCATCATAAGGTAATACCGATAATCCATTGTAGAATTCTTTATTCTCCCACATCCACTCTCCAACTGCTTTCCACTCATGCTCTCTAATAGAAATAGTTGCTGATACGTTATGAGTATTATTACCGCTTCTATGCCCCGGCTTAACCCACTCACTATGTACTTTCTTAACTCTCTCTAATAATTGAATAGGAGATTCAGTTCTAAAGATTGCAGTATCAGGTGCTTTTTGAGGAATACCAATTACTGCTGTATCATGTGGTCTGAAATACTCATCCTCTACTAATTCAGGATGATTAATTGCTAAGTGAGAATACATTGATTCGTTCTTACCAACTCTTACTCTACGAATATAATAATCGTTATGCCAAGCGTGAATACCAGATGAAGTTCCTAATGCCAAAGAAGTAGTTCCAGCAGGCTTAACCGTTGTACATCTTGCCGATGCGTTAATACCTAATATTTCTGCTACTCTTTTGTTTTCTATTTTCACAACTTTTGCCGCTTCTTTCATATCCAATTTCAAAACTGCACCACTTCCGATACCTGTCATTGAAATTCCTATTAAGGCATCCTTTTCAGTTGTTCTTTGCCATATAGGTCTTAAGTAATGAAAATCAGTATATCCAGCCTGCAATGTTCCTACAAATGATGCTGCTTTAACTCTAGCATTTAATTCTTCTTGAGTATCAACATCACTTACATTCACTTCACATAAGTTACAGAATTGAAAAGGTCTTAATGCAATCTCACAACAAGGATTAGTTCCCCAATCTTTATCATTTGATAAGTAGATACCAGGCTCACCTGCTCCACTTGCTTCAATTCTTTTCCAAAGGTCTAAAAAATATTCTTTTGTAATTTTATGTCTCATTAATACTGCTGAGTTATTTGCCCTACCTCTTTGTGGATTTGTTTCCCACCACGCACCACTCTTACAACTAATCATTTGCTCGTCAGTTGCGGAAAATAGTGCAATTAGTGCTGCTCTACGGATACCACCTGCTAATACTGCATCAGCAATGTGACAAACCATATCATGCACTTCAATTGGTTTTAATTTCTCACCATCTTTTTTTGCATCTAAGATACCTTCTAATTTAATAAGGCATTCTTTTAGAGGTTGAGGACCTGGTGCTTTACCACCTGATGTTACCAATCGTGCTCCTTTCTCTCTAATATCTCTAAAATCAAATACCGGCTTACTACCACCAAAGAAATATGCCTTTACAATTACTGAAACTGCATCAGCCCATCCTTCAATACTATCACCGATTAAAAATCTTCTTGTTTTATCAGTTGATGGCTTTCTAATTTCAGGTAAAGCATCAACGTGATGCTGTTGTACTGAATAACCTACTCCAGTTCCACCTAATAGTAAGAACATAATTTCTGAAAATACTCTCCAATCATCTACCGGTGCAAATGCACAATTGTAAATTCTATTTGGTGATAATTCAATTGGTTTACCTGCGAACTGCATTGAACGCATTGATGGTAATATTTTTTTATTCGATACGAATTTATATACTTCTTTTATTTCCTCTTTTAAATTTGGATATGTCTTTATATGCATATCCATATTTCTTTTTACCAACTCTTTCCAAGTTTCTCTCCTTTTTAATTCCGGTCTGTACTTTGCATACTTCATATAAACCGTAATGTCCGATAAAATTCGTGTTGAAATGTCCATTTTTTTGTAAATTTTGTTTAGTGTGTTAAAATATTTAAGGAAATCCCTAAAATGTAAGAATAAATATACGGCCTGACACTAAACGATACAGGTCTGTGGATAAAAACTCTACTTTTTTTCAAATTTATTCATGTCAAAATACATAGTGTATTAAAACATAATAAAAGGGGTGTCGCCACCCCTATCATATTATGCTGTTTTTTGCTCTGCGGTAGATGCTTGTCTATACGCAGTGATTAATTTCTTCAAATCACCGATAGCTTTTCTAGCTCTTGATTTGTTTACTTTTTTAGTTCCGTTGTGCTCTGTTTCAAATTGTGTAAACAAAGTCTTCATTTGTTCGAATAGTTCTTGACTGTTCATGTTTTTTGTTTTTTATTGTTAATTTATCCTAATCCTGTAACCATTTGTGGTTTGCCTCCAACCGGCATTGTTTCAACGTATTTTTTGTGTAAAAGTTGTCTTTCTATTTCATTCCCGTTTGCACTGGCTCTTTGTGATAGTACACCATCCGCAGATGTAGCGGTATATACTTCTATCGTACCATATGTAGTATCCATCTTTGCTGGGAATGTGATACCATCTTGTCCAAAACGATTCTTCATAATGTGTACTCTCGCCGTATTACTAAGTTTATCTTTTGCTTTCCTACTTAAACTCATAATAAAATCGGCGTTCATTACTTTTGCATATGAATCTGCAATTTTATCGGCTTCAATAATATCACTATCAATTGCTGAACGATTTGTTTGTGATGCTGTCCAAATTGGTATTCCCAATTCACCACTCATTCCTCTCAAATCAATATACACACCACCTTGTTCAGCGTATGTACTATCGGTTTTATTTGAGTGTGATAATAACAAGTCAGCGTAATCCACAATAATTAAATCGGGTTTGTTGCCGGCTGCTATCATTTTTTCTAAGTGAGTCTGAATTGTTTTTGATGATGCTCCTTTTGGTGGAAAGTATTTAACTTTCAGTTTACCTTTTAGTTTTTTCAATGAAGTCAATACTTCATCTTTTCTATTCACCAATTCATGTGATGCTATATGAGAAAATACGGTATCGTATCTCAATCCAACATACTCTTGTGATAATTCCATTGTATAATGTGCCACGGTCTTTCCCGCTTTTACAGCAGCCGCGCCTAAAGCACATAACACCCAAGTCTTACCAACACCAGACGGTGCAACTACAACTCCTAATTCTCCAGAACCCAATCCACCATTCATCAATTCGTTAATACATTCCCAATCAGTTGATACAGTATCTCGAGATGATTCATCATATCTTTTTTCAAAATCAATAAGATAATCCATACCTAAATCCGAATCAACACCCACTTTCATTGCTCTATCAACTAACTCTTTAATTCTGTCATAATTGCCAGCTTTTAGTAAATCAATTGATTGTACAATTACATTTTTTAAATTTTGATTTATACAAAACTTTGTGAATTCGTTTTTAATATATTCAAAATCTTCGTGTCCAATTGAAGTATAAACTACTTTGAGTTGCTCTACTACTGCTTTCTTTAAAGATGGATTATCTAGCTTTGATACTTGCCCTTTGAATACATCCAATGTAGGTTCTTTCTTGTACTCATCGTAATAATCTTTAATCTCTTGTACTATCCATTTGTTAGCATCTGATTCGAAAAACTTCTTATCAATGATTTCGCACAATGTGTCCATCATTCTAACATCGGTAAGTAAAGCAGATATTACTTTAGCTTGAAACGATTGCCCATATTTAGAGAGTGTATCTACTTGCTCTGACATCTATTTTACTATTATATTTGTGTAAGTTGATTTCAACCAATCGTTTATATCCTTCCAATTTTGAAGTATTTTGTACTTCATTGCTGCTTTAATAAAATCCATCTTATCAAACTTTTTATTAGATTCGTTGAAACGGTCTAGTATTTTAAGAGTTTGGTTTGTATTGATTTGTGCTTCTTCTAATTGCATCAAATGCCTATTTCTCAATACCTCATTTCTTTGTGAAAGGATATCAGCGTATATTTTTGCATCATCTTTCTTAGCTTCACATATATCAAAGAATTCATCAAAGGTAATTAATCTATCTTCCTCTAATTCAGGAAATCTTTTTAATACAGTCTTTAAACCACATCCTTTAACGCCAGGAATATTATCTGAATTATCACCATCCAATGTTCTGAATAGTAAAAGATTTTGTGGGTACATTCCCCATTCTGCTTTTACTAACTCTCTATCATAAAGTTTCTTTTTAGTTGGCGAATAAACTTTCGTCTTATCATCTACTAATTGTAAGAAATCTTTATCCGTTGATACAATAATACATTCTTCATCTTCACCTAATATTTGTCTAGCTATGTTAGCTATCACATCATCGGCTTCGATTCCATCATATATCATTGTTGTAATTGGAAGTGAATCTAACAAATCAACTAACCAAACGAATTGGCGTTTCATTGAAAGCTGTTCTTCTTCCTGTGACATCATTTCAGGATATTGTCTATTAACCCTAAAACGATTTTTACCTCTATCAGCTTTGTATCCTTCAAACACTTCCTTTCTACCTTTAGAACCACCCTTACCATCAAAGATAAGAACTACTCTAGTTGGATTGAATTGGCGGATTTGAAACCCGATTGAATTTAATGAACCAATAACTCCACCCGTATGGTCGCCATCCTCATTCATTGTAGGGTTGGTAGTCCAACTACGGATGAAGGTATTAAGTCCATCAATGACAAGAACTCTACTATTACGCACTCTTAAGTGGTTTGTCTCATGTTCTGATTCTACTTCGTTAAGAAGCTTTTTGTATAAGTCTTTCATTTTGTTTTTGTAACCTTTATTAATCTCCAATTACTTCCGAATCTACTATGAGATTATCGGTATCCATTGAATCTTTTTTGTATCTTAAAATTGTTGCCTCACAAATCCTTTTATAGATTTGCTCTCTTACCGAAGGATTGGTTTCTAACATAGAAGGAAAATCTTTGGCTTGATATTTGATAATCTCACCAGTATCGATGTCAGTATATTCATACCAAGCACCTGATTGTTTTACCAATCCATTATCCTTCATACTTCCTAACCATGCTCCAAAGTTATCGATACCTCTATCAAAGAAGATATCAAAATCAGCTGAACGTAATGGTGGTCCCATTCTATTCTTTACTACCTGACATCTTACTTTAATACCTACGATTCTATCGTTACCACTGCTATCTTTAGCTTTAATCGTTCCCATACCCTTTAATCTTAAACGAACCGATGCGTGGAAAGCGATTGCTTTACCACCAGAAGTTGTCCAAGGGTCAGAGAATGGCATTGCGTTCATTTTCTGTCTTAATTGGTTTGTGAAAACTAGAGTGATTTTCTGTCTACCAATAAGATTTGTGATTTTACGCATTGCTTTGGAAATGATAATTGCTTTATCCGTAGCGTAACCATCCTTACCATAATCAGCTTCCATCTCCTTTTCAGTTGATGCTGCTGCTACTGAATCCACAACGATTGTTACATACTTATCTTTAGAGGAAGTTCTTACCTTCTCAATAATAGTTTCAGTATATTCAAAACATTGTTCAACAGTCTCAGCTACTACATAAAGTAATTTGGTTGTATCTACTCCAATGGCTTCTAAGAATTCTCTACTTACGGCGTTTTCAGTGTCAATCAATACTGCCAATCCACCTAGCTTCTGCGTTTCCGCAAGTAAGTGAGCTGATACTAATGATTTACCACTTTGTTCTAATCCGGTAATTTCGGTGATTCTTCCAACCGGTAATCCACCATAAGGGCGATTTGATATTGCCACATCCAACATAGATGCTCCGGTTGAAACCCAGCCTTCTACGTTTGTTGGTGCATCATCATTATCTAAAAAGAATGCTACCTTTTGGTCTTTCGATTGTTTGTTAAGGGACTCAACGAGTACTTCCGCCAAGTCAACCTCTTTAGTTGCTTTTGCCATATTAACTTATTTATTTTACGAATTGAAAAGGTCATCAAATGCCGATGCCACATCATCTAATTTCTTAGCTGGTGCTACTTCTGGTTTCGATGGAGTTGTATCGAATGGTGCTTCATCATCATTATTGGCAGTTGATGAAAGTGTTTCAGCGGATGCTGATTTTTCATCTTCTGATGCTGCTGATGGGTTTAACCAACCTTCTAATACATTTTTCAATTCTGCATAAGTTAATTCAGAATACAATTCAGTAATTTCTTTCTGATTGTTTAAGTACTTATCCGTATCTTCTTTAGAAGCTGCCAATGGAGTTTCTTTTGGTTTAACACGGATTGTTGTTACAGGGTAAGAAGTACCACTGTCTTCAGCTGATACTACTTCAACAGTAATATCTCTACCTTCATTTGGGTCAGTAATATCACCATAATCGGCATCTGCCATATAACCAAGAATCTCTTGATATACAGTTTTACCAAAGCCCCAAAATTTTACACCTTCACCTTCTTCACCTCTTACCAATACTGGTACGAATGTTCTAAGTTTCGGCTCCATTTTTTTAGCAGCTTTCCAATCTTCCTTATCGCCCATTCTTTTAAGTTTGTCAGCAAACTCAACAATTGGGTCAGGTCTACCGAATGACATCGGAGATAGATAAGTTTTGTTGTTAATGTTGTAGTGAAAGTACAATTCAATGAAAGGATTCTCTTTGTTGAATTTGTAAGGGACTAAACGAATAGTGTGTTTTCCCGGTGCTGGTTTCCAAAGTTCTACAGTTGTTCTTTGGGTGTTTTGCAGTTTGTTAAGTCTGCTCTTAATTGCGTCTAAATTAATAGCCATTGTTTTAAGGTTTTAAGAGTTTATGTTTTATGGTTTTATTTAGGTGAGTGTCCTTCACCCTCTATGTATATAAATATAAAGAGATTACAAATATACAACAATTTATTGGACTTTCCAAATCTTTTTTGAAGTATATTTTATAACCGATTTAAGCATTTATATGGGTTTGAGATTTACTCAAAGATACAAAAAATATCTGATACTACCAAATAAAAAAGGGAGAATTTTTAGTTTCTCCCTTTCTTTTATGCTAATAATTGATAATACTCTTTAAAGTGTTTAATTCTATCAGGTAATCCGATAGTACCACCATTTACTCTTTTAGTAATAGATGTTACAACCGTATCACTTGCTCCACCATCAGCCATTTTGTGTAATCCGTTTTTGTTGAAGAACCAAGCTGCTGATAATAGGGCGTATTTTTCAGCTACTACTTGTGGGTTAGCACAAACATCTTCACCAATTGATTTACCAAATGCAGTATAGTTATCCTTTCCTGTCAATTGAATATATCCTCTACCACAAAACTTTGCACCATCACCACTTGCTTCAGGTCCGTTACCCATTCTACCACCATATACTTTGTTTGCAATCTTCTCCGGCTTTCTTTCGTACGGTAGAGCTGATTCTAAAGTTGGGAAGTATTTCTTAAAGATACCATTCAAACCTTTAGCTGAATAGTTTAAATTTTCTTTTGTCAAACGGAATCCACCACTCTCATGTCCACATTGTGCTAAGAAGTGTGCTAATCTTAATGCCGAATCAATTTGAAACTTTTGTGCTACTGCAGGAATCATTGAGATAACTGCATCAGGAATATGTCCTTTTAGTTTTTCTAATTTTAATCCACCTACTGATGCTATTGGTGCAGATACAATTGGAGTAGGAGCTGCTGCAGATTCTCCCATAATCTTTGCCCAAGTTGATGGTCCTACAATACCATCTGCAGTTAAACCATTCTTTGCCTGCCATTCTTTTACAGCTGCTTCAGTTTTAGGTCCAAAGTTAGTTACCGCTGGTTCAATACCCAGCTTTTGTTGCATTAACTTTACGTTTTCGTTATTATCTCCCTTTTTTAATAACATAATCTTCTTATTTAGGTTGTTCTTCCGTAACTTCTTTATTTCCTTGTCCAAAATCAATTACCTCAAAAACTCTTGTCTGAATTTTCTTAGTACCTTCGGCGTTTGTTAATATGATTGAATTTTTGAACTTCTGCCAATTGATGACAAAAGATGTATCTAACACTCCACCATTTTCCTCTTTAACTAATTCGTTAAGAGCATTTATAGTGTAAAGTGAGTTAGACTCTTTCTTTCTATGTATTAGGATTGTGTTTTCCAATGGAGATTCCGGTTGGAAAGCAGTATCTATATTATAAGTTACGAACAATTCCTCTAAATTGGACTTGTTTTGTAATATATAAATATAGTTGTAGACTATATGATAAGTCTCTCTTATTTGTTGTAGAGTGTTTTGTAACTCCTCCTTTGTTGTAAATGTACAAAGTAACTGTGTCTTCATTCTTCCTCTTGTTTCTTTTATTACCTATAAATATCAAAAATCAAAAGGAAGGATATTTTTACTTATTTTTACTCTTAAAACACTCTTGCATTGCAGGAGAATATTGCATTGTTGTATTTGTTCTACCAGATTTACCGGTTTTGGGCCTATATGTTTTATACCCAACATCCGTTTTTTGTTTACTTTTCTTATCGATAGCGTATGTGAATACATTCATTCCAGTTACGTTTCTAGCATCCGCTATTTGCTCAGGTGTTGGTTTTTTAATACCAGCATTGGATAATTTTGCAATAGCTTGTTTTTCATTAAATTCATACGTCAATGTAGCTTTTTCTTGAACACTAAAGTTTTGTAAGAACTCTCTAGATGAAGATACCCCAAAACAGCTTTTTAGTACATCACCATTCACCACCGTGCCACCCATATTAACATCTAAAGTTGAAAATACCAAACTTCCAGGTTTTCCTTGTTCGTAGTTTCTTGTATCACCATCCATCATTTTTAAATGGAACGAATCAACTACATCAATACCTTGTAAATATGTTCCAAGTCCCATCTTTTTACCTCTATAATTTACGGTTGTTTTATCCATTTCTCTAAATTGTTTAAAATGAGATTCAACAACTTTTTTACGTTGGAAAGATAATACATTATTTACATCAATTCCACTTACAGGTTTTTTACCTTCTCTGATTGATTTGGAAACTAACATTTTTGAAACCTTAACAACAACTTTATTGTACGCTTCACCACCACGTTCTGCCGCAACCGCTCTTATCATAAAATATTTATCTTGCAATTCGATAGTATCTTCATTCAATCCTGGTTTAGGATTTCCGTCTTTATCTTTATATTTTGATGGAAGGTATTTGATAGCTTCTGATTTTACACCTTTTTTACCAAATAACGCATCATCTATATTCTTTAATATTGTTGGTTCTGCCCCACTTTGAATAACACCAACCTGCTCTTTAAATGATGCTCCTTGTTGGTTATCACTCTTAATTAGATTTTGTGAAACTAGCGCAACTCCATCGTTATAAGTTGATTCAACTTCTTCTACATCTTTAGCATGTGCTAAAATAATTGATTTAATTCTTTTAGCTTCTCTATCAGTAATTATTCCTCTAGTAACCATACCATCAACTTGTTCTAATTTTTTATCAATTTCCTTTTTAAGAGTTGAATTGTCTTGAATATCGCCAGTTGAAGTTTTATCAGAATGGAATTGTAACATTAAGTTACCCTTTTCATCGGTAACAAATGTTGCCGTATCGGATGGGTTTGCTCCACCACCACCCATCATTACAAATGCAATAGCATCTTCTTTAGCAACCACATCACCTTTTGGTGTTAAAATTCTTTTAGCGGTTTGTATAGCTTTAACTTGCGCATCCAATGATTCTTCTGCACCATAATAAGTTTCTAAATTTCTTTGTTTTCCAAATAATCCTTTTTCAGTTAAACCATTTGCTCTACTTATTGAATTATTATATTTTTTTCTAGCTGACCTTGCACATATTAATGCTTTAGATGCACACGGAACTTTTTTCAAATCATTTGGCAAATCTTTAACAACTGTTTGTGTTACCGTTTGTTCTTTTCCTAATTTAGTTCCACAAAATTGCGATGTTATAATTCTTGTCAATTCTTCTTCGGATACATCAGGATTTCTTTGAAGTAATTTAGCTGCAGTACCGGAGATAATTTCATTAAATGCCGAACCTTCTGATCCAGGTGCTGGTTTTTTACCCGTTGCTTTTAGGTATCCCTTATATCCAAACTTTAATAAATTATTTTTTACATCATTATCGGCCGCTCCTTTTTCACCTACAACAACTCCTTTCTTATCACCGAATGCACTTGCTCTTACCGATTCTAATTCCTGTGGTGTTCTTACTAATTTAGGTTTGTCAGTTGTTACATTGGTTGGTTCTAATTCTTTTTCTTTAGTTTTTCTAAAGTCAGCTGCTCCCAATTTTTTAGCTGGTGGTGTTGTAGGGGTATCTCCTTGTTTTGCATTTAAATTTTTATCAACATCAACGTGAGAACCGCTACTTATTGCAGCTTGCTTTTTTTCTTTACTACCAAAATATACTATCTTACCTTTTGGACCACCTTTCCTTGCAGCCAATTTCCAATCCCCACTCTGGGTAGATGCTTCAGCTACGATTTCAGCAATAATTTCTTTTATCAACGATTCTATTTTCATTTCGGTTTTTGGGTTTTGTTTTTCATTAAATGAATCTACCATTTTTTCCATCATCTCAGGATCCATATCAGCCGTTGCCATTTTTTCAGCAATCATACCAGCAAACTTTTCCATCATTTTATCCATATCCTGTTCTTCATCTCCAGCGAATAATGCAGCTTTACCAACACCTCCCGCTATCAATTCAGCAACTGTATGTGGTATAAATTCTATTGCAACGTGTTTAGCAAATGCAGCTACTCCATGTGATAAGCCGCCAAATGCGGCTCCTGTCAATGCGGTAACTGCTATTTTAATACCAACCGCCTTTAATGCTTTTTTCTCATGTTCACTTACCGGTTTACCACTAAAGAAATTTTTAGCACCCATTCCAGCAGATTTGAATTCTTCAACTTCGTGCTTAGCTCCTTTTTTAATAGCTTCCCATGCACCTAATCCTTTATCTTTAATCGCCTGTCCCCAACTTCTTCTTTCAGGAGAATTTCCTTTATGTACTTTCTCTTTAAAGAATGATTTGTTTTCATCAGCCCAATCTTTTGTTTTATTTTTTATATTAACAACGGCCTCTTTAGCTTTTGTACTTAAACCCTTTTTAGCCGAAGATGGTTGTTGAGGTTCTGATTTTTGTGCATCTGCTCCAGTTTGTTTACCACTCTTAGCTGCAACACCAAACTCATTTGCAAAAGTATTTGATGTTTCAATCGCATCATCAATTGGTTGGTCGATAATCATTGTTTTTAATGGTAATGGATTATCAGGATGTTCCATATTGTATGCCGTAATTGCCGCCCATCTATGATGACCATCAACTACATATCCATCGTTACTTACATAAAGTG